TACCTGCCATCGCACCTTGTGACCGTGCTCCAGCGTCCGCCGCGATACACTCGGCGCTTAACCCGCCTACATTCTTTCCCACTTCACCTATTGCACCTCCCCCGATGTTACGGGTACCATCCATAGTGTATTGATCACGACGAAACTCGCGACGGGATTCGGTGCGAGGACCAAACAGTCCTTTCTTGTCCTGATCAAGTATCAGAGATTTTTCTGAATTTAAGATAGCAGGATCGTTTGCTTTGTACTTGACTGAGTAACCATCAGGTCCTGCATTCAACTCATAAGATGAATAGTCACCTTTAGGAATGTTGATGCTAGGAATCTGATATGGTTGCCTTATAAGATAACCAACCAAACCGATATGCGACACAGCAAACAAAGCGCCAACTGTGCCGACAAAGATCTTAAACGTTGATGGTTTCTTTGGTGTATTGGTCATAATCAAAGACCAAAACTAGGTACTGCTGGTCCAGTAGCGGATGGAAGTTCAGGCATTGCACTATCGAGCATACCTGGGATTGCCTTGGTAACAGTTTCTGTTACAGCAGCGGTAATTTTACCTTTAACGTCTTCAACGATTGCATCGCGACGCAGGTATACAGTAGCTCCACCGCCGATGATGCCTGCGACACCAACAAACGAGACTACTGCCAGAATGTTAATTAGTTTTTGCATTGTCTTACATTTTGTATGTTTCGTCTATAGAAAGTTTGATAGGAGCTTGCTCAACTCTAATAGTTTGAACAGGACCACCACTGGACTTAGCAGCAGCAATCAGTGCTTCCATATCTGCTTTAGTGATACCAGCACTAGGTGCTGCACCACCACCAGCTTGGGCACCCTTCTTCGCCGTCTGAACCCCGAACGTAGCTAAAACCCCAGTGAACACGCTGGCTATAAATGTCGGATCGAGATCCTGCTTGGGGATTTGTAATGCGGGTGGCAAATCTACGTATGCCAAAGTAAGAATACCGCCAGACCAAACTAGGATACCCAGTCTAACAAACGTAGAAAGTATGGCAAGTTGTTCTTCTTTATCCTCAGAAGCTTCCTTAAGTTTACTAAAGATGCCTTTCTTTTTTTCTTCTTTAACTTGTTCCTGTGTCATCAGTGCTGTCCTCCTCGACGCGCTTTAGCATTTTCGCAAGATCAGCAGTGCTGCCGACAAACATAGTATTGTTTACAGTGGAAGGACCCTTAGGATCCTTACCTTCTTTAACTTCTTTCGTATCTTTTTGAAGCTTCATTAATTTATCAGTCGTATCAGCGACGTTCTTAATCATCAACGCAGCAACTTCATATGCACGAGGATGATCAGAAGACGCAGCTACATCTAAGATACCGTTTAAAGCTTCCTGACCTTTTTCTATTAAATTGTATAGTTGACCACGGGTGTATTCGTAGTCCTTGGTGACATCAACGTTTTCTTCTTTTTTCTCAGGTTCAGCAGAGACAACCTCAGCATTACTAACCTCAACTTCCTCATCGGGAAGATTAAAAACTTCTTTCATATTGTCGTCTAACTTACTCATAAGAATTCAAAACCTTCATTGAAACCGAAGTTGTCGTCGGGTTGCACGTATGCATCATCTGCAGCGGTAACCTGACCATCACCATCATAATCCTGTTTAGCTTTAGGAGTATACGTGAGGCGAATATCTTTCCGTCTGCGGTCGTCGGTCATATTGCCAATTTCCATAATAGACTTCTTGATAACACCAACGTTGGTGAGAGGACCGTAGAGATATGTTTTAACGGTAAAGTTAAGTCTATACTCTAGATAACGACGCTGTTTAAAATCGCCGTCATATGTATCCGTATAATCAACACTATTGAGAACTACTGGTACGTCCTTCACTTCATCCATATCAGGAATCATCTTGATGGGGATGTTAAATGAAGGTTGGAAGTATGGTAGAATTTGTTCTAGAATACTAAGACCATCGTCTTGAGACTTTGCTAAGATGCCAAGTTCAAAACCAATATTGTAGGGCACAGGCATATACTGCTTGCGAATACCGCCAGTAGCATCGTCACTCTTCTTATATACTTGAACGGGACTAGTCTTTCTCGTACCATCGTACGAATAACTAGTCATCTCAAAATAAAGACGAGGTAACGTCATCTGAACTTGCTTGTCCAGATTTGGGAGATCTTCTAATCTAGCAAGAAATTTTTCTCTAGGACCATATGCTAGAGGAACTTTTTCTCGCACAACTTCATTGCCCGCTTCGTCGAGATCACGGAGTTCGATATTGTTAAAGATAGTACCGAACGCAATGACGGTACGACGAATAGTGCCGTTATAAAAATATTGTAACATTAGAAGCTACCTGACTTATTTCCGATTTCGCCAAACGGGTTGCGTTCAGAGAAGTCAATGACATCATCTGCTTTGAACTCGATAATAGCGTTATCGTCATACTGAACAGACTCGATCTGAATAGTGGTGAACGATTGAATTTCACCAGTACCATTAGGACCAGTGACAGTTTCTCCCTCTTGGAATGCGCCCTTGGGATAAACAACAGTTAGTTTACCAGTACCGCTATCGAAGGAGACGACAGTGCCAGAAGCACCGCCACTTGAAGTGAAGTCTTCACCTTCGCTGAACGTACCTGTAACATTAACAAGTGTGATCGGGAAGGTATATGCTTCTCTTTCAAGTTGATCAACCGCAGCATCTCCAGTCTCGAAGATCGTGTTACCACGCTCCGCCAGTTCAGCTGTGATTGTATAGAAGTAAACTTTTCCGAGTTGGAAGAAAGGTTGCTCCTTTTCTACGAATTTGATTTCGTAGTTGTCCCCAGTCAAAGGATAATGAATAATATCGCCCTCTTGAGGACGGTCTGGGAGTTGTGGATTAGCAGCATCTACTTCGTTCCATCTATTGACAGAAACGATAAACGTAGCTTCATCAGTGATACGGAGACCAAACTTGGTAACAAGTTCAGCATTCATTCCACCAAATCCTTCTACGTTTTGCAGAAGCATCTCCACTACATATATATCCGAAAACCTCGATAAGACGACATCATTAAGAACATCGTCCGTGATCATATTGCGAGGAACATACTTGACATCGCTGCCAAATAGTTTAATCTGCTCGTCTACAAGATCCTGAACAAGACCTTGCTCTCCAGTTGTACCACCGTGGTAGGTGGGAAAATAAGGACTAGTAGGCATTACCCAATAAGATCAAGGGGCGGAATAGCGTAAGTAGAAAGAATCTCGGATTCGATCTTCTCAAGATCACTCATCGCCTCGGTATAGATTTTCTCACCGTTAAGGGTGATTCCACCAGGCAACTGAACATTATTATATTTTGTTAGGTTTTGACCCCACTGCTTTTTAATCAAAGCAGTAAGGTACTTCTTCATAAACGGATCGTTATAGATTTGAGTGTATGAAGCAGGATCGAGCGCACGATAGCACTCGATAATAATGAACTCTCCTTCCTTGATATCTTCTGCAGCAGTGTCGAGATATAAACGATCTTGTCTCTGATTAAAACGATACTGGATAAAGGTGCCATTATTCAGCACGTGATCAAGAGTCTCCAGATAACTCTTTGTCATATAGTAGTTGAGGATATCAATAGATCCGAAATGATAGAGATCATTCAGGAAGATTTGATATTCGATACCAAATAGATTACCTCGGATACCACTAGACTTAATGCCAAAAATCCGATTAATTCCATAAACGTGTTCAGGGATAGCAATGTAATTGTCTCTCTCAACCCAGTCAGTTCCACTGACAGTAGTAGTTTGGTTTTGAGATTTAAAGCGTGTTACATCTGCTGCAGTGACTTCGTGCTTCAACAGCATCTTTTCGGTGCCGTTATAAGTCCACTCAGCAAATTTTTGCAAGGCGTCATCTGTCAGATCGTCGATCTGTTCTTGCGCGACATTAATCTGCAGAACAGGTTCGCCAAGCTGACGTTTGCAATACTCTTGTAATTCAGTTCTCGTACTTGGTGACGCCATCGCACAAAAATACCCTTCCTAGTTATTTAGGAAGGGTAGTATTTATCAGTCTTCTGTTTCGGTAAGAAGTTCTCTTTCGGGAGATTCTTCAGGAGACTGCTGATCTTGGAGAATGTTCAGACCCTCTACAGCACCTTGGAGTTTAAGATAACGCTCCTTAGCAGTTGCGAGCTTCTGTTCATAATCAGCAATTTCTTTCATCAGGTCTTTAGCCTGAGTCGAGAAATTAAGAATAAGTTCTTCAGTGGTCATTGGGTTTCTTTATTACGTAAAAAAGAGGGGACCGAAGTCCCCCCTAGTATAGAGTATTTAGTTGTCCAGGTCAATCGGTTTCCCGAATTATGCCTGAGACTCACTCCAGGAAATACGACCCGTGACCGTGAAGGGTGAGGTGTTGTTCACACCCGTAAGGTCCACAGGTTCAGCGATAACAGTCAGGAGGTCAGGTCCGTTCGGGAAGATACCGTCACCACCAAGGATGGAGTTACCCATCTCCACCAGGGTGCTAATATCGTACGAAGTAGCACCTGTACCACGCTTACCAGTGTTGTCAATCTGACCACCAGCAGCACGGAAGGAGAAGATCTCCAGACCGCCCGCGTAGGTGTCATCCACCGTGTGCTTAATCAGCTGGGACAGTGACGGAGGAGCCACGTCCAGGTAGGTGTCAGACGACAGCGACGGGTTCAGGATCAGTTTAACCTCACACTCGTGAGTGTTCACGATGTCAAGAGAGTTAAGCTGCAACTGCATTCGGTTGATGATCTCACGTTCACCCAGTCCACCAGACAGGGACGAGTCCACAGAAGGAGACAGGCGAATAGACACCAGCGGAATCTGTGAAGGCACCGTGTTATCTGTACCTGCAACTGCACCAACAGCGAAGGTGGTGGAGGAAGGAACAGCGGGGTTACCCAGATCACTGTTGATGATGCTAGTACCTCTGTTGTACTGGAACGTGGTGTTTCCGTTATCATCGATATACAGGAAGTCCACTTCCAGGCGACCAGAAGAGATTCTGGAACGATAGATAGCGCGACCATCCACGAACCAACCGTTACCAATGCTAGCCTGATACACGGTAGTACCCTGTGTCAGTTTACTGGCTTCAGAGGTCGGGAAGTACGTTCTGATGTAGAAACGCATATTACGCGACCAACCCTCACCAACGTTATACTGCGATCTAACGATCGAGTTTTGGTTGGTTGTTGCACTCTGTGCCACTTCGTTGGTGAACTTCAGCAGGTTACCAGATGCAGTAAACAGGTACGCTTTGTCACTGTCGAATCTACCATCGGTGATAACAGAAGTACCCCAGTGGAACAGGGTTGGGATGTAAGTCGGAATACCCACGTTTTGGATCTCGTAACGAGCAGGCAGGTTACCAGATCTGAAGTATGCCTCGGTCAAGCGGTTGTTGTGCTTGAACTCGTGGATGTACTTCACGTGACCATTCTGATCCTTGAATCCGAAGCGGATCTTACCAGCACCATACCAGGAGTAGTCCATATACGCCATCTGGATCTTGGTGATGTCAAGAATAAATCCAGACTTACCAGAACCATCACACTTATCAACGTTCCAGTCACCCTGAGGTGCTCTGGTGTCGATTGTCTTAGTCAGAATGATGTTAGCGGCGGTGATACCCTTGTACTGAGGCTGAATAATCACCTGGTTATCATTCACGATACGAATGATCTTGTGGGACTGACCACGGATAACGATGTACTCATTCTCTGCAAGCTGAGACAGGAATGATGTATCCGAACCATCAACCACGTTAGAGCCCTTAGTCACGGAGACGCGACCAGTCAGCTGTGTGGTAGAAGAACGACGGACACAGTTCAGAACAGTACCATCGTACTCGAAGTACATACCATTCTGGAAGTCGTACATACCGCAGCGAACGTTGGAGTTCACCCAGTTGATAACGTGATATCCAATGAAACCACCAGCAGCAGAAGACTGCGGAGCAGATTCCAAGATATACGTGAAGGTAAAGGCGTCACTTACAGTAGCAACAGTGAAGGAGCCATTGTAGTCAACGTCTGTAGCGTCCACGAACTTGATGTTCGTACCAACCTCAAGGTTGTGTGGCAGCTTCGTCTCGACGATAACGCGGTGGAAGGTTGTTCCATCAACGTAAGGTGAGTAGTAAGCGCGAACAGCAGGGTTCTTCGGACAGAAGTTGATAGCGAGTGAACACTGGATACCTTTACCTGACTGGTAACGGAAGTATCTACGTGTCTGTCTCACAATCTGACCGTCGGGAGACTTACTGGTACCGATTTCCATACCACCGTCAAACGGTCTGTGCAGGAAGAATCCATCGGGTCGCACATAAATGGCGGTGTCGATGAAGTATTCGGTATTACCAGCGGAGTTGACAGCACCTGTCGTGAAGGTAGCATCAGCATCAATCAGAAGCTCGGTATCGTCCTTGATAGCGGCGATAGTGGCTTCAACGATAGTGAATGTACCAGTGGAGTTGTTGTTCACATAACGGAACGGATCACCCACTTTGAAGTAGCGTGTGAAGTTGGTATCTGTACCAGTGATGATACGTGAACCAGTGGTAACTGCAACAGTACCAGCACCAACCACGCGACCGTCCATATTGGTATGGACCAGTTTCTGCAGAGGAGTCTGTGAACCACCCGAAGTAAACTGGACGTTAGTACCAGAAAGGGCAGCAGTCAGAGTCTCAGCCAGTTTGATGTGATCTTGGTCAACCACGATCACGAAGTAGTCACGGTTGTCAACCAGACCACCGATGGTAGTACCACCAGCATCCTGATAGATCAAACGCTGACCAGTCTTCATAAAGTGATTCTCAATGCGCAGGGTGTGGTCAGTAGTATCAACCATACCGCTGCTACCAGTGTCACGTGCGTCGAACGTCTTCGTAGAAGGAACGATCTGGAACGGAACATCGATAACGAGTTGGGTCTGATCCTTGACCTGAGACACATTGTAGGCACCGTCAGTGGCACCGAACGCAGCAGTCTGGTTCTCGAAGACCTGTGCACCAGAACCTGCGGAGGTAACATCGACCTCACCGCCAGGGTGGCTGAAGCTAGGAGAAGTACCAAGAGCAAAGCGATCGTTAGAGGTGACCTTCACATAGTACTGAGTGCTAGGTGTCAGGTTACCGATTGCTGTACCAGCAGTGGTGTAGAACAGACGCTCACCATCAGACAGGTTGTGGTTCTGATAGTAGAAGGTGTTTCTGTTCGGGTTCTGGAACACACCAGTCATACCGTATGTACCACGTGCGTCGATAAGACGATACGGGGAAGAACCTGTAGAAGGCTTAATACGGAAACGGTTGTTGTCCACACGCTCAACATACACAGTCGCTGGCATATTCAGCGTAGCGATGTTGTCGTTATTGGAATAGTAACGAGGATCGGAGCCAGAGATTCTGGTCATATCGATCTGGTCGTTAGTAACGGCACCGTGGTCTTCCACATAGAAGGTGTCGTCGTCATTCGTACGGTTCTGTACGAACATCAGGTAAGAGTTACCATAGTAGTCGTGGTTCCAGTTCCAAACCCAGGAGCCGTGACCTCTGTAGTAACCGTTCCACCAGTCATAGCGGTAACGGAAGTGGAATCCATAACCGTGGTCAACAGACCAGTTATAGCGATAACGGTTAGAACGATAGTGGTCTCTGTCATACAGAGGGTTCCAGTTACCGTTTGTCAGTGTGCTGGTAGACTCAGGAACGTTGTCGTTATAGTTCCAACCAGGAGACCAACCCCAAATCGGGTCACCACCTGTATACCAGTTGTTGTTGAAGCGACCGTCGTAGTTGCTATTGTTCAGGTTACCAGAGCCGTTATACTGGCGACGGTTCATCGTCACCCAGAAGGCGTGGTTCCACTGAGAGTTAGAAATACCACGGTTGTTGCTAACGTCAGCGAAGTCACGACCCGAGTGGGTAGCGTTCTCAGAGTTAGACATCCAGCGATAACGCCAGTACCAGTCCCACCAAGGTTTGTAGTCAGATGCGTACTTGTGAACCAGGGCAAACGTGTGCTTACCGTAGTTGTAAGTAGCAGGGGTACCTTGCAGTGAAGAACTATCGTTCGTCAGGTTGATGATACCGTGGGTACCAGGGTTACCACCACTTGCAGCAGCATAACAAGCGTTAGACAGTTTAATAACTGCAGTACCGCCGTCAGCAGAAGAGGTAGACTCAACACGGGTGTAGTACACACCGTTACGCTGCAGGTTCTCGACACACTCGTCACCAGCAGGGGGATAATACAGAAGGGCATAACGGGAACGCATATAGTTCGCGTTAGTACCTGTCAGGGTGATAGTCTTATTGGTGTAGTCGATGTTAGAATCATCGAATTCCCAAGTAGCAGTAGGCTTATAGTCATAAGGCTGATACTGCGTCATATCAGGGTTGAGAGTACCAGAGAAGGTATTCTCATAGTCGATCACAGCGCGACCGTCAGCAGCCTGAGCAGTGGTGTTAGTAATCGACAGGATCTTCGGAGAGATCGTGTTCACGAAGTACAGTGCGGTACCATCAGAGAAACCGTTCTCATAAGTGGTAGACAGCACCACCTTCGTGGTAGTAGCAGGTGTGAAGTTCAGTTCAAAACCAACGCCTGTGTTACCCGAGTTTGCATCATATGCATACAGGGTTGCAGGAGTGTTAGCGGTAACGTAGATACGAACATACGAACCAGCAACACCCTCAGTACCGTTCACATACACACCATCGGTGTATGCACTACCACCGCCGTGGATACCATCGGCAGTTGTGGACACACGGAACGGGTGACCGATGTTGGATGCATCATCCAACTTGAAGATGTACATACCGTTCTTGTTAACCACGAACGGCAATCCACCTGGGATGTCACCATCAATAACGAAGTAGTCCTGACCACCAACGTTCTGAACAGTAACTGTATACTCGAAAGTATCAGCCACAATACCCTTATCTGTTTGCAGAGAGATCGCAGAACCCTCGTAGAACAGACCAGGAATGATGGATGTATAAGAACCCACCACGTTAGCCGAGATCGACTGAGTGGCACGTGCCTTATAGGTAAACGTGGTCGGACTAGGTACAGACTGAATCAGGTAAGAACCTTCAGCAGTTGTAGTTGCAAGACCTGTAACCACAATAGGCACACCTGCAGTCAGGGAGTGCTCATACTGTGTGGTAACAGTAATCGAGTCTGAGTTTTCCTGAGTCTGAACCGAAATGATGTAAGGAATCGTCGTGTCACTCGTAGCAGAGTAAGTAGACGGAATGTTGTTGACAAGCTGAAGAGTTTCCCACTTCGTTGCCTGCGGACCATATTCAAAGTCCGTGTCAATCATCGTCTCAGGGTTTGAAACTCTGAGTTTGGACACAGGGTCAACAAACGTCTCAGAAGGTTCAAACGTTGTAGCATCTTGCTCAACGAAGATCTGGAGTTGATCAGTTGCGCTCATCGTGCTGGTATCAGTAGCCAGCGTGATGATGGTTTTCTCAAAGTCCTGGTTATAGTCACAACCAGTGGTTGTGGCAGTAGGACTGAAACCCTTTGTGGGGTCAGAGAAGTTGTAGAGAATAACGTTATCAGTAACGTTAGTAATCAGAAGGAGTTTCTCCCCCTGAATGTTATCCTTAATTGTGACCGTACCACCCGTAAGTGTATTAGGGTCATACGGTACAAATTCGTAGTCAGAGACTAGTTTCTTTGCCATTGTTTAGAGCCCTAGATTTTAAATATGAAAATCAGCCACCGAGTGCGATGGACAACGCCGCGATCTGTGATGTGATACCCACACCACCGATTTTGAATGTTTTATTGGTACCTGTGAGGTTCACGTCGCCGCCGATGTCCAGGTTCCCAGTGATGTTTCCCGTTGCGATATTCCGCAGATTTCGAGAGCCGTCTACTACTTCAGTACCAGCAACGGACAATCCGTTTTTGGCATTAAAATTTATGTTTGACGTTGCCATCGTGGTTCCCTTTCCCCCGATAGTATCGGATATAGGTTTTCAAATTCTATTTATAGGGATTACACATTCATTGTGAAACGAGTGAACTGAATAAACGTTCCAACAGTTGCAGTCGCTCTGACTTCTAAATTACCGCCAGTCAGTTCGACAGTGAATGTAGCGACAGCGTTGCCAGGATTGGTATGAACATCACCAAACATCGTGACGAATGCATCTGTACCATTATGCGTCACAATAATCTCGCTAGTAGAAACATCGCCGCCATATGAAGCGTGAACCAGATACTTAGCACCTCTGACATTAGCACCAACCAGAGTGTCGAATGCTTCTGTAGCAGCAGTAGTTGTTACAGTCCCAGCAGAAATACCAGTATAATCAGTAATGTTAATATGATCATCATTGTTAAACGTCTCGATCATAAGACGTGTTGCAACTCTAGCCGTGCTTTGGCAAAGCAGAGCACCAGTAATACTGGTCTCACGATTGAGAGTGATACCTACATTAGTTCCCG